TAGAAAGGTAAGCAAGGATATTGCTAGGGAATTTGAAACCATTGATAATTTATTATATTGTTTAAGACGTGATGATGCCAGAAGTATATTGGGTATGATTGACGGTATTGGTAATACTATTATTGATAGTTTTATTAAAAATTTTTATCTACTTGAAGAATTGATGGAGTATCTTAATATCAAACAACAGATTAGACAAGAATCAACTTTTAAATCCCTAGATAATCTCATTTTTGTTGTAACTGGTAACGTAAAAACATTTAAAAACCGTAAAGAGTTAGAAGAATTAATTACTTCACTTAACGGTAAACTGAGTGGATCGGTTTCAAGTAAGACAAATTACCTAATAAATAACGATGTGACTTCAAATTCTGGGAAGAATAAAAAGGCAAAGGAACTGAATGTGCCGATTATATCAGAACAGATGTTCAATAAAATGATAGGCAGGTAAAATAGGTAAAATTTTACTTGCTTTATCAAATTATTAAATGTATAATATAAATATAATAGACGGTGGTGGAATAGGTAAACACTAGCAAATGACAATTGCGATGAGCCGAAAATACAAAATTACAAATACCAATATATCGGCATTTGCGAGCTTAAAAATCATGATAAAACAAACCTTTGGTCTTAATATTAATAAAATATGGATGTGATGTTTTGAATGAATTGATTAATGAATATATAAGAATAACTAAAAAAATGGTAGATAACAATATAAATATAAAAGATGTTTTTAAATTTCTTGACAATATAATTGAAGAACATTGTGAGTTAGGATATAAAGAGCATGAATTATATCATACAGAACTTAAAGAAAAAATTAATACATTTATAAAAAATTTCAATAACCCAAACAAATTTTCAAAAAATAATATAAAAGAAAACAAGGAGAATAATATGAAGAAAAATAACTATTTTAGTAAAGACGATAGTGGAATATTTAAGTGTAGTTTGATGGGTGTGGCAGTTAAGGTTAATGATTCTTATGTAATATATAATCCTGAAAATGGAGTATCTGATGTAACCGAATTCTTAATTGAATCCAATAGTTTATATAGAATACCTGCTGTTCAAGTTAATAAAGGGGATATAATTCTAACATCTGGTAATAAACCTGCTTATATAACAAATGTAGTTCAAAACGATCAAAAGACAACAATTGAAATATATAGTTATTATGATAATACAATAAATACTTATCTTCCAACTAAAAACATATTAGGGATGCCAATTTTCACAAAAATAATATCAATCTTTGATTTAATGAATGTACCTAATAATATATCTAACAATATAAACGGCACTCAGCAAATTAATCAATTGCTACCGTTTATGTTGCTAAATAATAATAGTGAAGAAACTGAAATAAAAGATATATTAATGCTTAATATGATGTTGGGAGGAAATTCTCAAGGTCTTAATCCATTATTATTTTTAATGAAAAACGATAATAATTTGCAAGATGTCTTCCCATTAATGCTTTTAAATCAATCAAATTTAAATAATTTTATGTTTAACAATTTGGAAAATAGTTCAAAAAATAATACAGAAGTATAAATTTAAAATTTGTGAAATTTAACGAAATCAACATTTTTAATTTTAAATAAAACTTGGAAGAAAGGAGGAAAATCATTTATATGATAAATGTACTAGAAACACCCTATAAGTCAATTCAAGTAGAAACTAAAGAGAATGGTATTCAGACTATTTCCGAAGGTAATAAAATAAGTTTTACTACCGAAAATGGTGAATTAAAAAAAGGTATTATTACTGGATTTAAAGGATCGAAGCCCGAAAAAGTTGAAATTGAAATAATTCCTAGTGGCGAAAATCATAAAGAAATTTGGAAAGTTATTGATATGATTGAAGGAAGTTTAAAGTTGGTCGAAGATGAATAAATTTTTATTTATTAATAAGTAAAATAGAAAAATAAAAATGGAGGTATAGTTATACATATGACAAAGGAAAAGAAAAAAAACAAAGGACTAGAATTACCCCAAACTAGAGGAAATTTCCAGGTTAAGGGTATTGTAACAGGTACACAAAAGGATAAATTTTACAAGGAAACTCAAACCAAAACCCAAAAACCTTGGAGAATACTTAATTTTGGAGTAAAGAACAACAAAGATTCTACTATTTATATCACTCTTTCCGATGGTGAAAAGGATAAGGTATATTTTTATAAGAGTGAAACTGTTGATGGAAAAAGAAAATCCGATGTTCAAGATATCCCTTGGAAAGATAGATTTAAATTCAATAAAGAAGGTTATCGTCTTATTGGTGTTAATACTGGAGTTTCTAAAATCACAGACGATAAGGGTAATGAAGTAAACGATAAGAAAATGCTTACCGGATATGATGCTTGCAAGGAAATCAGTGATAATTTGGTTGATGGCCAGAGTGTATTTATTAGAGGTGCTATTGATTATAGTCATTATGAAGTTAATGGTGAAACCAGAAGAGCAGTTAAATTTGTTCCCAACCAAGTGTCACTTTGCAAAGATGTAGATTTTGATGAAGAAGATTATGTTCCTATTGCTGATTTTACACAGATTATAGTTTTTACCGGAATTGAACCTGAAGATGAAGAAAAGAAGCGTTTTGTAGTATCTGCAAAAATAGTTAATTACAATTCTATTGAAGATGCAGAATTTATTGTTGAGAAAAAGGATTTAGCAAACACCTTTAAGAAAAATCTTAAACCTTATACTGCTATTAAAGTGTGGGGCAATATCTCAGTTATGAAAGATATTGAAGAAGTAGAGGTTTTCGATGGTTGGGGAGAAGAAAATAAAATGGATAAGATTAATTCTCCTATTAAGAGGGAATTGATAATTACTGGTGCAGACCCTAAGACTATTGATAAAGAAACTTATGCAGAAGAAGTTATAGAAAATGCTTTGGCAAAAATCAAGGCAAGCAAGAAAGCAGAAAATGAGTTTGGTGTATCTGATGAGTGGGGTAGTGTTAGTAGTGATAGTTCTTCTGATGAAGACGATGAAGCATGGTAGAATTTATAAGGGAGTATTAATTTACTCCCTGTAAATTACTATCAAAATAAAAATATAGGAGGAATAAAACACATATGGCTATTGGTCGTGGAGGTAGTAAAGTTAGAACAAATTTAGCTTTTTTACTTTATGGAGAACAGGGAACTTGGAAATCATCTTTATGTCTTGAGTTTTTAAAATTCAAAAGAGAAGATGGAAAGCCTTTTAGAGTTCTTTATATTGATCCAGAACAAGGTAGTATTGATAGTTATTTAGAAAGCTATGAAAACGAAGGATATGATTTAAGAAACATTTATATTATATATACTCAATCTATTTCAGAAGTTAAAGATTTTATTCGTAGAGTAAAAGATAATGAAGATTTTTATGAATTTGATGAAGATGGCAATGAAACAGATCAAGTATATTTAGATGCAGAAGGATTACCATTTAGACCTGATGCAATAGTAGTTGACGGTGTTACCTTGCTTTATGTAGCTAAACAACAGAGTATGTTGAATTTTAGTAAAAAGAGAGCAACCGTAAGGGCAAAGAAAAATGAATTAATTGGTATGGAAAAAGAAGTTGCAATTGATGGGGCTGGTATCGAAATAAAGGATTACCAGACACTAAAATTTGAAGGACAGGATTTAATTCTTGATTTACTTGCTTGTGGAAAGCATTTTGCTGTTACTTGTCGGGAAGAAGATGAAAAAGAATCATATAGAGACAAAGATGGTTCAATTAAGGCAATGGCAACAGGTAGAAAACAACCAAGTGGATTTAAAGACGTAAGATACAATGTGAAAACAGTCCTTCGTACTTTCAAAGATGATGATGGAATAATTAAAGCAATGGTTGAAAATAAAGACAGAACTCTTGTGCATGAACAAGATGAAGTTCTTGTTGAACCTACTCTATTAGATTGGCAAGTAGTTATTGATAAAAATAAAGGTAAGAAGGATTTTACTATTGCTAATAATTTAAACGAATCTGTTGATAAAGAAATGAAAGCAATTGAAAAAGAAAATGCTAAATTTGATGAAGAATTAAACAATTCCAAATCAAGTAATTCTGAAATAGAATTAAAAACTGCTGAAGATTATCATGGCGCAATTAAAAGTGTTATAACCAAACTATCTGCTAAAGACAAATCTTTAAAACAAGCAAAAATTGCTGAAGCAGGACTTCCAAAAGCATATCAAAAACTCAAAGATATTGAAGAATTAAAGAAGTATTTGGATATTGTAAGTAACTAAATAAATAATAAGGGAGGTTTTATAACTTCCCTTATTGTATAAAGTAGGTGATTAGTATTAATATTACTCGTAAATGTAAATATTGCAAAGAATATCTCAATATAGAAAGAGATAATTTTGTTTATTATAGAAAAAGATATTATCATTTTGATTGTGCGGTTAATGAAACATTAGATAGAAAAAATAATAAACTTTCTAAAGAACAATGTGTTGATAAATTTACACAACTTCAAAATGAAAACCGAGAAGAAATAAATAATATAATCAATAAAGAAAGATTGTACAAATGGTTGCAAAATACATACAATACAGTTGTTTTACCTAGTTATTTTTATATAAAAATGGACGAAATATTTTCAGGTATATATAAAGGATTGTCTAAAGATATACCCCCTGAAGATTTACTTGATATGTGGAAACGAAAGAAAAATGAATTAGACAGAATAAATAATTCAAATAGCAGGAAAGGTAAAAATTTAATTGGAGTTGCTAGGATAAATTATGATTTGGCAATATTGTTAAATAAATATGATAGTTATTTGAAATGGAAGGAAAAACAGAGAATTATTGAACAAGAACGCCAACAAGTTAAAGATGATTTTAAAAATAAAATAGAGTTTAATAAAATAAGTACCACAAACAAACCAAGTGTTAATTCAAATGGTTTTAACATATCAGATATAATTGATGAAATTTAGGAGTTGTTTATGGCAGAAAAAATAGATAAATCAGAAATTATCAATGTTCAAAATGAAATTATGTTAGTAGGGTGTATCTATAAGAAACCAGACACATTTGTAGAGTACGGACAACATATTAAAAGTAAATATGATTTTGCAGATGAGGTTACTAAATTCTTTTATGATAATGCTGAAATTATATATCAAAAAAGAACACAAACTTTCAATCAAAATAATATAAATGCTTATATGACAGAAGACAAAGAACGATTAAAAACATACAAAAAATATGGTGGTTGGAAAACATTACAATCATGGATTGACCTTGCAGTAATAGATGATTTTAAAAATTATTTTGATATATTAAAAAAGTATTCATTATTAAGAGAATATGATCGTAATGGGTTTAATGTTCAAAAAATTATAGAGCATCCCAAATTTGAGTTGTTTAATGCCGTTGATATATATAGATTAATTAGAAGTAAGGCAGATAGAATACATACGGTTATTTTAACTAACAACGAAAGTGAAATTTTAAATGAAAAAATGTGTATGTTGATTGATACATGTTTAGAGAAACCAGATGTTGGATTATCCCTGCCATTCCCCATTATGAATGATTTATTTAGGGGAATAAGGACTGGTACTATGATGGCAAATGGTGCTTTATCTAACAGTGGCAAATCAAGATATTTGTTTAAAATAGTTGCTTATATAGCACTTGTTTTGAAACAAAAAGTGTGTGTATTGTTAAATGAAATGTCAATTGATGATATGAGACTAGCATTATTAACTACAGTTATAAATAATCCAGAGTTTGCTCAATTGCATGGGTTTAAAATTACAAAAAATGAACGAGAAATAGCATTGGGATTATATAAAGATAAAGATGGTAATTTTATTTATAGAAAAGTAGATGATTCAGGAAATTATCTTGAAACACTAGACGAGTATAGGAATAAATTAATTGAACAATCAGATGAATATAAAATAATTTATCAAATAGGCAATTGGATCGAAAGGGAAATGGACGGATTAATATATGCAAAAGATGTTAGTGATGGATATGATGACAAAAGTTTGTCATATGAAATAAGAAAACATAATTTAATTTATGGAGTTAAATATTATTTTTATGACACTTTAAAAAACGAACAAAGCACTATTGGGGATTGGTCGGCACTTAAAAGAACTGTAACAAAGTTATCCGAATTAACTACTCAATTAGATGTTTTTGTTTTTGGGAGCATACAACTTACTGACGATGTAAACCATATCGAACCATTAATGATGAGTTCAAGTAATATTGCAGAATGTAAAGCTGTTAAGCATGTTTTAGACTCATTAACTATGTTTAAACATTTAAGAAAGGATGAATATTATAAATATTATTATATTACCACATCTGATTGGGGAGAACCAGAAGAAAGAGATTTGGATTTAAATAAACAATTCGTAATTTTTGTTATAGATAAAAATAGGACTGGAAGAAAAACTGCAATGTTATTTGAAATTGATCTTGATAAAAACATATGGATAGAATGTGGGGAAGTTTTTAGAAAAGAAAAATAAAGTGAGTGAATATCTTTGGATATTAAATTATTAAAAGAATACATATATGAAAACAATAGAATAGAAGATATTCTCCAAGAAATAGGATGTCATTCAATAAAATATCATTCTTCAGGATATTACACTTGTGGAAATATTGATGGTGA